GGCGAAGTCAGCAACGTGGATAACCGCTTTCAGACCATCACGATTTCCAGCACGACTTCCGTTGCGGCTGGCGATGCCTTTACGGTGGCTGGCATTGAAGCGGTGCATCACATCACCAAGCAAAGCACGGGGCAGCCTAAAACCTTCCGCGTAATCAGCGTGCCAAGCGCGACGACGCTGGTGATCTCCCCGCCGCTGATTACGGCGCAGGGGGGCACTGATGCGGAAGTGCAGTATCAGAATTGCACGGCGGCAAGCACAGCTTCAAATGCTTCCATCGTGTTCCTGAATACCGTCACCAATTTCATGAACCCCTTCTGGCACAAGGATAGCCTGGAAATCCTGCCAGGCCGTTTGGCAATCCCGAGCGATGCCGGCGCCGCTGTCATGCGGGCTTCGACTGACCAGGGCATCGAATTGGTCATGTCCAAGCAGTATGACATCAACACGCAAAAGACCAAGTATCGCCTTGATACTCTTTATGGCGTGGTGAACAAACAGCCGGAAATGAGCGGCATCATCATGTTTTCCCAGACCTGATCGAAGCAGAAGGAGATCAAGAGCATGTCAAGTTTCGTTCTGCCGCAGGGCAATTCTGGCGACATCATTATCCCGCCGGGAGAAAGCATCGCCGTATTCTGCCAGGGTTCGGCGCAAGTCAGTCGCAAGATTGGCTTCCCGAATTACCCGGACCAAGTGACGTTGATCGGCACCGTGAATAACAGCCAAACCGTGTTTGGGCCGTATGCTTCCGGTGCCGTTATTGTGGTTGAAGCCTCCGGTGGCGTGACTGCCTTTTATGAGGTGGGCACTGATCCGGTGGTTCAGCAAACCCGGTTGAATGTCCAAGTGCAAGTGACCCCTGCCGTGATTGCCGATGGCGGTTCCATGGCTTTCACGGCTGCTAATCTGCTGACCGGACTGGTGACTGCCACCCCGACAACGGGCCGAAGCATTCAGCTTCCGACCGGCGCCGCGATGGACTTGGCGACTGGTATCGAAATCAACGAATCGTTCGATTGGTCGTTGATTACGCTTGCGGCTTTCGCGCTTACCGTGACGGCGGGCGCTTCCGGTCACACCATTGTCGGGGCGGCTGCTACTGCGGCGACTTCCGGTTCTGCCGCGCGTTTCCGCACCCGCAAGACGGCGGCTGATACCTTCGTCAGCTATCGCATTGCATAATGACTGGGGCGGGCTTCACGGCCCGCCCTAACCCCTTGCAGGAGGCTTTTATGCCGTTGAAGAAGGGTTATTCCAAGGCTTCCATTTCCAGCAATATCAGCAAGGAAATGAAGGCCGGCAAACCGCAAAAGCAGGCGGTGGCCATTTCTTTGAATACCGCCCGCGCGGCGGCGATGAAAGCCGGGAAGCCTAGCAAAGCCCCGAAAGGTGCAAAATGAGACTTCTTCCAACTATTCTTTACCGTGTTCCTGGCCCGCATTTTGGCCCGCCTGGTGTTACCTATGATTATCGCGGTGTTGACACGCAAGAGGCGCTAGAGGCTGCTTTGGCTGATGGCTGGCATGATAGCCTTACCGCCGCGATGGCACCGCCTGTAGCCGCGCCAGAAGTCGCGCCCGTGTCTGCTGATGATGCGCCCGTGATGCGCGCCGAATTGGAACAAAAGGCAGAAGAGCTTGGCATTAAGGTGGATGGCCGGTGGTCAGACAAGCGATTGATTGCCGAGATTGAAGCCAAGATGGTGCCGATGGAATGAGCTACACCAAGCGCCAGCTTATTGAAGCCGCGTTTGAAGAGGTGGGCCTTGCTGCTTACACCTTCGATCTGACGCCGGCACAGATGGAATCGGCGTTGCGCCGGATGGATTCAATGTTGGCGACTTGGAATAGCAAGGGCATCCGCATTGCCTATCCGTTGCCGCGCAATCCAGAAGATAGCGGTCTTGATGAAGAAACGAGCGTTCCAGATCGGGCGGTTGAAGCTATTGTTTCCAATTTGGCGCTGAGGCTTGCGCCTTCTTATGGCAAGCAGGTTGCGCCCGAGGTAAAGACTTCGGCGCGGCAGGCTTATGAAATTCTGCTGGCGCGAGCTGCTATGCCTTCTGAAATGCAATTCCCCAAAACTCTGCCGGCGGGCGCGGGCAACCGGCCTTGGGTATCTGACAATCCATTCATGCCGGGGCCGGTTGATCCTGTCTTGGTCGGGCCTGATGGCCCGCTTGAACCGTAGGAACGGAACGCCATGCCGACTATCAACCAGCTATCCGCAATCAACAGCCTAAGTGCAGGCGATAACATTTTGGTCTATGCGCCCGGCGAAGGCGACACGCGCCGCGCCAGCCTTTCGACGCTATTGGCGTTCTTTGAATCCTATTTTGCCGATCCGGATTACACCACGCAGATCAGCGCCCCGACTTCCAGCGGCTTCAATCTGCAACTTGGCGCGCAAACGCAAAGCCTTTTTTTGATTATCAACCCGACTGGCGCTTTTGCGGCTGGCACGATTACCTTGCCGCCGGTGGCGTCATGCTTTGACGGGCAAGAAATCCTTGTCGTTTCTTCCCAAAGCATTGCGGCGCTGACGGTGAACGGCAATGGCGCCACGTTGCTTGGAACGCCTAGCGCGCTTGGCATTGGCGGGTTCTTCACGATCCGCTTCAATAGCCTTCAGGCAACTTGGTACACGCTCTCCAGCAATACGGCATCCAACTTTGGCAGCCTGACGCTTTCGACTGGCATCAATGACGTGAACGGGAACGAGCTTTTGCTTGTTTCTGCCACGGCGGCGGCGGTGAATGAGATCACGCTTACCAATGCGGCGACGGGCGGGGCGCCAAGCTTGGCCGCAACGGGTGGCGACACAAACATCGGTTTGAACCTTGTGCCCAAGGGGTCTGGTGTGGTGCAGGCTGGCGGCATCCCGGTGGCAACCACTACGGGCGCGCAAACCCTGACCAATAAGACGCTAACGGCTCCGGTTATCAGCACCATTAGCAACACGGGCACGCTGACCCTGCCGAGTTCAACAGATACGCTTGTGGGGCGCGCGACGACTGACACCCTAAGCAATAAGACGCTTGTGGCGCCGGCGCTTGGGACGCCGGCAAGCGGCGTCTTAACGCTTTGCACAGGCCTTCCAATAGGAACGGGCGTTTCCGGACTTGGCGCCAATGTGGCGACTTTCCTTGCCACGCCATCAAGCGCCAATCTGGCGGCTGCGCTTACCGATGAAACGGGCAGCGGCGCGGCGGTGTTTGGCACCGCGCCAACCATTACCGGCTTGCGCCGCGCCGCGCCTGTCACCAAAACGGCAGATTTCACGCTTGCGGATGCGGAAGACTACATCATCAACAACAAAGCGGGATCGGCTTGTGTGGCGACGTTGCCGGCGGCGTCAGGCTATACCGGGCGCGTGGTGGTGCTGAAAACCATTCAGGCGCAGGCCATCAATAGCGCATCATCAAACGTGGTTCCGCTTGCGGGCGGCGCGGCGGGTACGGCCATTGTATCGGGCACGGCGGGGAATTGGGCCGAGCTTGTGAGCGATGGCACCAACTGGATCATCATGAAGGCGTAAGGAACAAGACATGACCATTCGCGCACCATTCTATCCCGGCCGTGGCGCTAATCAGGTGGTGACGCCTGGCGCCGCCTCGGCAGAAGTGACTATTGACCCAAAGGCGAAAAGCGTGCGGCTTGTGAATAGCGGCGGAAATATTTGCCATGTGCGGGTAGGCACTGGGTCGCAAACGGCAACAACCGCCGATACGCCGGTGCGGTCAGGTTCGGAAATCATCCTTTCCAAAGGCGAGGGCGAAGGCAACGTGGCGTACATTAGCGCCGCCGGCACTACGTTGCACATTCAGCCCGGCGAAGGTGGGGTTTGAGTGCAAATCCCGATCCTGACCGGCGTTTATACCGATAGCAGTCCGGATTTTAGGACGGCTTACCCGGTCAATATGGTGCCGGTGCCCATGCCGCAGGGGATTTCCAATGGCTACCTGCGCCCGGCTGAGGGGCTTGTCAGTCAGGGCGCGGGGCCAAGCGTGGACCGGGCCGGGATTGAGTGGCGCGGGCAGTGCTATCGGGTAATGGGTTCCCGGCTGGTGCGAATTGCCGCCAATGGAAGCCTGACTGATATCGGCGATGTTGGCAGCAATGAAAAGCTGGCGACCTTTGATTATTCCTTTGACTATTTGGCCATTGCATCAGCCGGGCGCTTGTATCTTTACAATGGAACCGCACTTCAACAGGTGACGGATGGCGACCTGGGCACGGTTTTGGACGTTGTTTGGGTTGATGGCTATTTCATGACCACGGACGGCGAGTTTCTTGTGGTGACAGAATTGGGCGATCCCTTTGCGGTTGACCCCCTAAAATATGGCAGCGCCGAAGCTGATCCCGATCCGGTTGTCGCGTTGCTAAAACTGCGAAACGAGGTCTATGCCTTGAACCGTCACACGATTGAGGTGTTTGACAACGTGGGGGGCGACAATTTCCCCTTTGCGCGCATTGAAAGTGCGCAAATTCAAAAAGGATGCGTCGGCACCCGCGCGTGTTGCGTGTTTCAGGAAACCATTGCCTTTTTAGGTTCGGGGCGGAATGAATCGCCTGGCATCTACCTGGGGACAAATTCAGTCGCGCGCAAAATCAGCACGGCAGAAATTGACCGCGTTCTTGCCGGATATTCAGAAACGCAACTTGCGGAGGTTTTGCTTGAAGCGAGGAATGACCGCGCGCATCAATACCTTTACGTTCATCTTCCAGATCAGACGCTTGTCTTTGACGCGGCGGCAACGGAAGCGCTGCAACAGCCGGCATGGTTCATCCTGACATCTTCTATTTCAGGCTTGGCCCAATACCGAGCGCGCAATTTCGTGTGGTGCTATGATAAATGGCTTTGCGGCGATCCTGCCAGTAATGGCTACGGATACCTGACCACAGACCGCGCCGATCACTACGGCGCCAAGGTGCGATGGCAGTTTCAAACTGCGATTTTTTACAACGAAAGCCGGGGCGCGGTGGTGCATAGCCTAGAGCTTGTTTGCTTGCCCGGCTATGCCGTGTTTGGCGTTGATCCGGTGGTAACGACTTCCTATAGCGTTGATGGGCAGAATTGGAGCCAAGACCGGATCCTGTCCCTGAATGGCTTTGGCGCCTTGAATAAGCGCGCGGTATGGCACCAACAGGGCATAATGCGGAATTGGCGAATTCAACGTTTCCAGGGCACCAGTGACGCGCTATTGCCCGTGGCGCGGCTAGAAGCAAGCGTGGAGCCGCTTGCCGTATGACGCGCCTCCGCCTTAACCGCACGCAGCTTGCGGCCTTCCTGCCGGATGCTGACAGCATCCGAAAGTTTGAGGCGTTATTCGCGCAAGCGACGGATTTGACGCCGGCAGAAATTGGGGCTCTGACACTTGCCATTCAGGAGGCATCGCTTGACGCGGGCACGGCGGATGCCAAGGCCACGCAAGCCAATGATGCGCTTGCCCGCATTGCCGATAGTCTGGAATTGCTGGCCTATGGGCCGTCGCGCTTGCCGGTGGCGCCACCTGATGACGTGGCACCGCCGATTGCGCCAATGGCGCCACCTGATGACCTGTCCCCGCCCATTACGCCGCCAAAGCGGTCCCGGTTTGGTTCCTTTTATGACACAACCAATCAAACGGCGGCGGCGATCAATACCGCCTATGCGGTTACGTTTAACACCACGGATTTAAGCGAGGGCGTCTATCGTGGCAGCCCGACATCGCGCATCTATGTGGATGAGCCGGGCATCTATAATTTCCAGTTTTCGGCGCAGCTTGATAAGACATCCGGCGGCGTAGGGATTTTCGATTTCTGGATTAGGGTGAACGGCGTTGATATTGCCAATTCTGCCGGGCGAGTGCGGCTACAGAGCAACAATGCCGAATTGATCACGGCTTGGAATTTCTTAACCCGCATGAAGGCTGGCGACTATTTTGAGTTGATGTGGTCTGTTGATGATACCTCTTGCCAGATCACTGCCTTCCCAGCCGCCACACCACATCCTGGCATTCCATCGGTCATTCTGACCGTTTCAAACAACATCGGAGCTTGACCCATGGCCGTAACCGTAAAAAACATCATTCCGGCAAAACAAGCCGAAAATACGCAAACCACGCAATACACCGCGACGGGGTGCCGGACCATTATTGACAAGTTCACCGTGACCAATACCAGCGCGGCTAATGTAGCCTT